GGAGAGCCTTTCGAACGCACTGCATTCGGCAGGGCACTTTGGCGGAAACGGTGAAAGCAAATGAAAATCATCCACAAGGTTAGCGCCGAAAAGAACGGCATGAGCTTCGTGCTATCAGACGAGACGCCTGATCGCATGGGCGATGTCATCATGGCTGATGGCTGGGATCTGAAGAACTTCAACAAGAATCCGATTGCGCTGTTCGGTCACCGCTCAGATTTCCCTCTGGGAAACTGGAGCAACATCCGCGTCGATAAAACCAAGTTGATTGGTGATCTGACGATGGCGCCATTGGGCACGTCCGACCGCATCGATGAGGTTCGCCGTCTGGTCGAGGCCAATGTTCTCAAGGCCGTATCGGTTGGCTTCCGCGATATTGAGAGCGTACCTATCGATCCGAAAAGCCCGTTCGGAGGAATGCGGTTTACCAAATCAGAACTGGTAGAATGTTCTCTGGTAGCAGTACCGGCCAACCCCAACGCGCTGGCGATTTCAAAATCGCTCAACATTTCCCCCGATGTTCAAAGGATCGTCTTTGCCGAGCAAGGCACCGAACGACGAACCAAAAAGCATCAGGAACTGGACGACTTCATCAAGCTTACAACGCTTGATAGCTGGTCGCCATCCGAGGCCAGGAAAGCCAAGCTTTGGCTTGCCGAACTGGCAAGGCAGCATCCGTTCAATCCGCTGTATCGCAAGATGCAGAAGTTGATGGATGAAATCGAAACGGTGCGAACCGTAAGCCTCGTCTCTGCCGAGCATGGCAGCAAGGGCCGAGCAATCTAAACCCCTCTGGCGAGTACGCCGAAACATCTCTATTCCCTGAAGGGAATATCCCATGGCCACCCAAATTGCCCAGCGCATCACAGATGCGCAGGAGCGCATTACTATGCTTCGTGACCAACTTAACGAACATATTGCAAGCTACGATGACAGCAATGTCACCGACGATCAGTTGGCAATTGCCAATGAACTTAATGACAGAATCGAGATGGCTGAAAAGTCTCACGAAACTCTTGTTAAGGCCGAACAACGTCTGGCGCAAAGCACTGACATTATTGTCCGTGGCAGCGAACAGCCGATGACGTTACGCAACGCCCGCCCGTTCGCGGTCGCGGCCCAGAAAGTAGAGCCTAAGGACTATGTGTTTCGCGGGCTCGCCATCAAAGTATTGGCTCACTGCGACGAAGCAAAACGTCCCGCTGTTGAAATCCTTAAAGAACGATACGGCGAGGATGACGCTACCAAGGCGGTATTCGACGTTGTAAACAAGTCGGTGTCTGCCCCGGCCGACACGGTTACGTCGGGTTGGGCGTCGCAGCTTGTCACCACCGCTTTCGGTGAGTTCTTCCAGGCCCTGATGCCGAATTCCATGTACCCGGCACTGGCTGCGAAGGGCGGCTCGTTCACCTTCGGGCGAAACGGCACCGTTACGCTTCCGACCCGTTCGGCGACGCCGACGATCTCCGGTTCGTTCATCGCGCAAGGCGCACCAATCCCGGTGAAGCAGGGCGCGTTCACCTCGGTATCGCTCACCCCGAAAAAGATGGGCGTCATCTCGACGTTCACGCGGGAAATCTCCTTGCACTCAACGCCTGACATCGAGGCGATGATCCGCGAGGCCATCGTGGAGGATACCGCAGTTGCGATCGATACGGTCCTGATCGACACCAACGCTGCGACCACGACACGTCCTGCTGGGTTGCTTAACGGCATCTCGACCCAGACGCCGGCAGGCACCACGTTTGCCAACATGGTGACCGACCTCAAGAACCTTGTCGGGGCGTTGATTACCGGCACCAAGGGAAATGTGCGCAATCCAGTCTGGCTCATGCAGCCCGGCGACAAGCTCGCAATCGCCCTGATGTCAAACGCCAACGGCGAATTCCCGTTCAAGGCCGAACTGGCTGCAGGAACGCTGCTTGGCTATCCGGTGGTTACGTCAACGACCATGACGGCGGATACCATCGTGCTACTGGATGCCGCGGACTTCGTAACGGCAACCGGCGATGTGCCAAACTTCAGTGTGTCGGATCAGGCGGTTTTGCACATGGAGGACACAAGCCCCCTCGCGATCTCGACCACGACCACAGCCGTGGCCGCGCCAGTTCGATCTTTGTGGCAAACAGATTCTATAGGCATTAGGATGATCATGGATATAAACTGGGCGATGAGACGCACAGGCGTGGTCGCACTATTAACGTCGCCAACCTGGAATTGATGCTATAGTCTCCAAATAATGCGAGCCGCGACGCTGTTTCAGCAACGCCGCGGCTCTGACCACCGACCGTCTAGGAGGGACGCTCAATGGCTGAAGAACACGCTATCATTTCGCGAGCGCAAGCGAAAGCGCTCGGTCTCAAACGATACTTCACTGGCGTCGTTTGCATTGCCGGACATTTCTCTGAAAGAGATGTGTCGAGTCATTCATGCATTTCTTGCCGGAAAATCTCTCAACGCAAGAGATGGCGTGAAGATACTCAATTCAGGGCAAAGAAAGAGCGATGGCGTCTCGCGAACCTTGTCAAGGTTCGCGATACAGGTCGCCGTTCGCAAGAGCGCAACCGTGAAAAGGTTCGCGAGAGAAGCAACAAGTGGAAAGAAAATAATCGCGATCGGTCGAAAGAAATCACACGAGAATGGAAGGCCGCTAATCCTGATGCTGGCCTTGAGTGGCACCGTAAAAACAGGGACAAGTCTCGCTCTGCCGCAAATAGGTACTACCAAAAGAATAAACCTGCTGCGATTGAGCGTGCGACTTTAAGCGGTCGGAAACGACGTGCTCAGAAGAAGGGATCAGGCGGCACGCACACCGCAGCCGACCTCGCCGCGATCCTGAAACGTCAAAACTATAAATGTGCTGAATGCGGCGCTGACCTCCGAAAGGTTGGGCGGCATCTGGATCATATTGTGCCGCTTGCGCTTGGTGGATCGAATGACAAAGGAAATTTGCAATACCTCTGTCCACCTCATAATTTGAGCAAGGGCGCGAAACACCCGCTTGTATATGCTCGCGAGCAGGGGCGTTTGCTATGACGCCCGCGCAGGCAAGAGCGGCGCTGAATAGAATTCGGTGCTTGGATTGTGGCAAGCGCAATCCAGAATCTTACGTGTTGCACAATACGGTGTGGCGCCGCATCGTTGATGTAAAAGACCGAGGGCGAGAACTTTGCTGGGAATGTCTTGGCGCTCGCCTTGGCAGACCACCGCGCTATGGAGATTTCAGATTAACCCCGCTGGAGATGACCTGCCATTTTTGCCTGTCTACAAAAGCGGGATATGAGGCGTGGAAGATTGTTTTCCCCAATATGGGGCGGTGGATGCGCCATCGGACATTCAGGAAGTTGGCGCTAGGCGCGACGACCGTTGAAGAGTTTGAAAAAAGGCTGATCTCCTACGCGAGAAGTAAATACCAACTAGGCCAACCCACGAAAGGAAACGACAATGGCTGACGACACACAGGCTGCCGCCAAGGTGGCGGAAGATCGGCGCAAGGCGCGCGAGGCTGCGGCAAAAACCGCACAGGACACCCTTGACGCTCAGGACAAGGAACGTGCGTTCAACAACTCAGAAGCCGACCGGAGAATGAACCAGACGAAGCCCACGCCCACGCAGCGTGAGATCGATCTGGCCCGTCTCGGCGCTCCGGTCCTTGATAAGGAACCGGACGGCAGTGATCCGGACCCGTCAACGCTTACGCCTGAAGATCAGCGCAAGCTCCGCGATGAAACCGACAAGCGCCGCGCGTCCGCTGCGTCTGGTTCGGCTCCGTACAAGACTCGCGAAGCAGCGCCTCCCAAGCCTTCCGCGACTTAAAACGACTGACGGCGGCAGCACATGGAAAAACCTCGCTACCGGGTTGCCGCCGTCAGTCAGCGCATATCCTCGCCTGCTGTTGTCAAGGGCAACGGCAACATGACCATGGAAGGATGGATCGCCGCGGACTGGGGCTGGAATTACTGGCAGAGCGGCCATAATCCTGTTCCGACAGGAATGTCGGCAATTGTCGAAGCCTGCATCTCGTCCTATGCCCAGACCATTGCAATGTGCCCCGGCGCGCATTGGCGTTTGAGGGATGATGGTGGGCGCGACCGTATCAGCAACTCGGCGTTATCCAGGGTTTTGAGGGAGCCGAATTCGTATCAGACCATCTCGGATTTCCTGCTTAATCTCACGCAATCGCTTTACTCTGACGGCAACGCTTATGCCTTGGCGTTGAGGAATTCGCGGTTTGAGATTTCTGAACTGCATCTGATGCATCCCCGGATGTGCAGGGCGAGAGCCGCCGAAACCGGGGACGTGTTCTATACGTTGGGCGGGAACGATATCGTTCAGCGCATGATAGGAGGAGCTGGGGTAGAGGAAACGGTGCTGGGCTTTGTCCCGGCGCGTGATGTTCTTCACGTCAAGCTTAAAACCAGAGCCGGTTATCCGCTCCGCGGCGAATCTCCAATGCTGAGCGCGGCACTGGATGAGGCCGCTTCAAGTGCTATGGCCCGTCAG